AAGTCAGTTAATGACGTTACACTTTTACCTAATCAATGTAGGCATGGATATATAGTTAAAGTATCTAATGCTAGAATGTCAGACGAAGATGATTATTACCTTAGATTTACTGGAGAAAATAATTTAGATGGTGCTGGATCTTGGAGTGAATGTGCAAAACCGAATATACATAAATCACTAGACCCTGCTACTATGCCTTTGGTTATACAGCGTACAGCTACAACTACATTTACAGTTAAGCAGTTTACATACCAAGATAGACGAGTAGGTGATGATAATACTAACCCTATGCCCACATTTGTAAGTAAACGTATTAACAAGGTATTATTTTTCCGTAACAGACTAGCATTATTATCAGGCGAAAACGTCATATTGTCTCGCCCCGGTACACTAGGTACACCTGATTTTTTTATAGAATCAGCTCTTACTGTATCAGCTAGTGACCCTATAGATATATCTGCTGCCTCTATGTTTCCATCTGATATATTTGATGGTATAGAAATTAATGCTGGATTGTTAGTATTCAGTACAAACCAACAGTTTTTACTATCTACAGACGATACTGTACTAAATCCAGATACAGCCAAGCTACGTAGTGTATCTACATTTAATTATAATAAAGATATACCTCCTATATCGTTAGGTACTACTGTATCTTATCTTGATAACTCGGGTAAATTTAGCCGATTAAATGAAATGGCTAACACATCTAGAGAAGGAGAGCCTGATGTTGTTGAAATTAGCAAGCTAGTTCCTACATTATTACCAAAAGATTTAGATTTATTTACTAATTCACGAGAAAACTCTCTTATATTGATAGGTAAAACTAACTCTGACACAGTATTTGGTTATAAATATTTAGCTATAGGTGATAAAAGACAGCAACAAGCATGGTTTAAATGGAAATTAAATAATCCATTACTGTATCATTTTATTATAAATGACGAATATTTCTTTGTAGATACAGATAACTTCTTACAAAGTATAAAACTTGTACAAGCTGATGAAGATCCAGTTATTACTAACGCAGATGATACAAACTTTCAAATACACTTAGATAATCATACTACAGTTAGTGGTGGAAGTTATAATTCAACTACAGGTATAACTACATTTAGTAATGTAAGTTGGCTTTCTAATGTAACCACACCTAATGGACAGCTAGTAGTCATTGATGAAGGTGGTGTACCAGCTCCTACTGATGGACAGGGTAGATATGCTGAAGCTACAAAAGATCCATCTTCCAACAACTTTACCGTCCCCGGCGATTGGTCTGGTGTGACACTACGTATAGGATATTTATATGAATACCTAATTAAGTTTCCTACAATTTACCCTAAAAAAATTTCGGGAGAAAAATCTTTTGCTGATGTTAACTCGTCACTTATTTTACATAGAATTAAATTACATTTTGGTAAGATAGGATTATACGAAACAACACTTGAACGTGTAGGAAAAGATGACTACACTGAAGTATATGAGTCAGCAATTATGGACAGTTATAGTGCATCGAGAGTACCTTACTTAGAAGATTATATTAAAACTATTCCCGTCTACGAAAAGAATAAAAACGTAGATATTACACTTAAATCAAGTCACCCCGCTCCAGCTACCCTAAGAGCACTGGCATGGGAGGGAGACTATTCACCATTATTTTACAAACGTGCCTAATTACATACACCCAATCACAACTAAGGCTGCCATCGAGGTAGCCTCAAACCTACGTCCAGATGACCTCAGAGAGGTGACGGAGGGTCATGGGCTAGATCCTATGATCTTCCTACCTTTGGTCGCTCAGGAGGGCTCTGCTGTGTATTTCACAGTACCAGACGGCAAGACTGCCGGACTAGCAGGAGTCGGAGATGATGGTGCAATCTGGATGTTATGTACACCAGAGATACATCGTTATCCAATTACATTTGCGAGAGAAGCCAAGCGGTATGTCGATAGC